GTATTTTTGCTTTTAACACTCTACACGTCACAAGCTCCAGCGCTGATGATATTAGCTATTTCCTCCGTGCTGTCTAGAGTGTTAAAAGCAAAAATACCAACACCAGAAAGAATGATTGGGTTGTAGTTTGTCTGGTCGATATTTTGAAAAGTGTTGTTTGTGATGAAAGTGTTTTTGCATGACGTCAGGCTCAACATATAACCGCCAATAGGAATTTCGTTAGTGTGAAAGAAAGTGTTATTAGTAATAAAAATGCTGTCTGCTTCTCCGCTACTGATGCTAGCAATAGAGAGAATGTTTCGTTCCGCACTATCGCTACTGAAGAAATTATTTGTAATACTGACGTTATTATTTGTGTTATCAAGGGCAACTGTATTTAGTTCGCAATTGGTAATATCAATCTTAGCGCAAAATGAACCAACGATATTATAAAAGTTTTGAAGACCGTCAATTTTGATAGAACCGCAATTAGTCAAATAAATATTAGGCCGAAGTGCAGTATTTCCGAAAGTGGAACAGTTACTAATACTTCCGGTACAAAGGTTAAGCATAATATTACTATCAGTTTTCAAGCGGCAGTTTTTAATGTCCACCATGCGATTAGAGATTTTAACATGATCAATTTCGAAACCGTCCAATACAACTGTGCTATCTTCGTAAGAAAGCGATTGCAAGTCAAGGTTAACAAGTCTAGCACTCATACCGTTCTTGTAACTTGTAATTCCATGGAATGCACTAACTTTATCATTTGCGCCGAAGTTATACACCAGCCCACCCGGGAAATACAAGATATTTCCAGTCTGAGCAAGTGCGTTAAGCTTTTGCGAATTGGCACTAGCGACGGCACTAGTAGAGTCACCAGCAACTAGACTATTTTCACCCGCATTTGTGACGTCCACTACCACGCTTTCACCGCCTCCACCACTACCCGGAAGCAGTTCCGCAAGCTTATCACCAGCAAACAAAAGTTTGCTAGTACCAGAACCTGTCGCGTCAGGGGCCGATACATAATTGAAATAATCATTAAATTTGGCGGGGACTTGGAAGCTAGGATTGTAGATGATGGATTTTCCGGCGGTGAGGTCTATGCCAGCTTTCACGGCGGCTTCGGACACAGGTTTAGCAACAATTCTCTTTCCACCTGCAAGAATCGTAGCGGTGTTTGTCCGAAGGTTGATTGCGCCATCTCCGCTAAGCCCGGTTGTACCAGTGATTCCCCAATTGTTTGCCTCGTTGCTATCATGCAGTTTAAGATTTTTAGATGCAACATTAACTTCTGTAGGACCAGTTACCGCTACGGTGTCGGCGCTGGCATTAACTTCATTTCCGTGAATATCGATGGGCTTATTGTCTCCCTCAATAAACACACCATGTTCACCAGCTACCTTAACAAAAACATTGCTTCCGTCCCTGAGCGTTGCGCCCTCGTCAGTTTTAACTTCTACCGCACTGTCTCCGTCTTTTACAAAAGCCCCGCTAGCATTGACTTCAACGCTAGTATTGCTTCCGTAAGCGACTTTAACGCCATTGGCATTAGCTTCAATGCTAGAATTGCTTCCGTAAGCGACTTTAACGCCATTGGCATTAGCTTCAATGCTAGAATTGCTTCCGTAAGCGACTTTAACGCCATTGGCATTAGCTTCAATGCTAGAATTGCCTCCGGAAGTAGCTTTTACGCCGCTTGTGTTAACAGTAACGTTAGACGCGCCACTAGTAGTGGACACTTTAGAACTACCGTTAATATTAACAGTTGGGGCTGTATCTGTGATAGAAGTTGTTGCATTTCTGTTAATATTTTTAGCCTTCTCAATAAGTGTTTCTGTAGGTTTGGATAGGCTATCTGTTCCGTGATACTGAATAATGCTATCTTCTCCACCCTTTAGATAAAGGTCAGAGATACCGTTTAGCGTAAGATGGGAAGCCATAATTTCATAGGTATCGTTGATTTTAGTAATTGTCACCTGATAATGGCTTTCTCCACGAACAATTGTCCACTCTCCCGTACGGCTTAGGTATGTCGCACAGGGTGCTTTAAATTCGTCATAGAACTTCTGGTTAGTTGGTGTGCAGTCTCCAATGAATGTGCTGGAAATTGGATAAACAGCCTTATCGTCAAACACACATACAACACGCCCGGTTCCGGCTGTTGTACTCCTAACGTTAAGGTTGCCACAATGTGTGATGAAAGACAGAGGATTTGTCTCAATGTCAGGGTCAGCGGTACCACTAAAAACAAGGTTTTCAAAATTGTGACCAACACCGTCAGTCTCAAGGTGGGCACAACCAAGGTTGGTACATTCGCTACTCTGATGAGATACCAGTTTAACAGAATTTGCGTTAACACGGATAAGCTCAATATAGTGTGCGTCGAAGTCAATGTTGGCCGGGTTGCAATGCACATTCTTCAACTTTGCGATATGGCTACGGCCTGTAATTTTGGTTTCTGTTTTAACAACTTCTCCCGTGGTCGGCGTTGTGGTAGTGACGGTTTCATACGTTTCATTGGAGAATACCACCGTATTTTTCGGTGCAAGAATATAGACGGTATCGTCGCTAGCACCAATAACAGGGTAAGACATATAGAGCTTTCGCGTGATAACGTATTTTCCGTCAGGGATGAACATAATGCGCTGATTGGCGTTGCAATAGTCAAGCACATTCTGGAAAGCGTCGCTGTCGTTGGTTACACCGTCACCTACAGCGGCTTTAAGACCAGCAGGTGGGTATTTCACATTAACAACAAGATTGGCAAAAATACCCTTGATATAGTCATTAAATTCTTTTGAATGTGCATACTCAATGATAGCTTTTTTAATGTAGTCAGGAAGTTCATTATGCGCCTGAATAAGTTCGTTAATTTTTTCCTGAACTCTAGCCAGAACTTCATAATAACTGAGGCTATCATCATAAGCGAGAGGAAGAATTTTGTTGCACCAATATCTGATTTTTTCAACGTGGATAAATTCTGTCTTTTCGTTAGCCATTTTTACCTCCTATCACCAAAGCCCCATGAAAAGAGGCTCTAGGTCGTTGATAATTAAGCGGTCAATATTCAGGAATGTTTTTCTAAATTCCTGCAAGGTTTTAGCGAAGCTTGCGCCGCCAGATTTGCCTCTAACAGTGTTAACGTAGTCGTCAGTTGTTGCAATATCGCGCTCTGTTTTTTGTGTTCCTGTGTTCTCTGTAGATGTTGTGCCCTTTACTTCGCTAGTGCCGCTATTGCTCGTGGTGTCAGCAGTAACTCTATCTGTGAGTTCTTTTACAACATCGTCATCTTTTGCAACCGTATAATTGGTTAAGTAGTTCAATTCTGTCAAGTTTTCTGTTCTGCCCTGCGGAGTGTCACTATATTTGTTAGTGCGGCTATTGGTAGTTGTGGTTCCTACGTCCCCACTAAGATGAGAATTAGCGGTCCCACTCCCACTTGTTTTACCGTCTTGCGTATAAGAGCCAGCTTGTTTGAGCGCGTCAGTTCGTGTGTCTGTTCCTTTATTAGTGCCGCTTCCCTTATGGGTTGTGGTAAGGTCTACGTCGTACAGCGGATTAAATTGAAGCAGTTCGGATTTATAAAGCTGGTTATAGTAGGGCATAATTTCATTCATTGTAGCCTCAAGCCACAGCTTCCAAAGGCCGACAGTTTCAGCGCAAATTTCCCTTGTATAGAAGTGCCTTAGAATCTTGACTTCAAGAGGCAAGCGGTAAGCCTCATCAAAAATTGGGAAGTCAAAATCGAACACAAGAGGCGCGGCCTTAGTGAGAATTTCGTTTACCTTGGAAAAACCTTGGCTCTCTTTGTAACCCGCATTTACTTCACAGATATAGCGGACCTCAGTTGTGTATGTGCTCATTCGGCCCCCTCCCCATCTTTATTGTCAGTGTCGCATTCAACATCAGGAACTTGATAATCTTCTCTATAATCGCACCAAATATTAAGCCCAAACATTTTGTTAATTGCCCTACAAGCTTCACGTCTAGATTCAAGTCGGCTATATCTGCTAGCAATCGTTCCACCATGTGAGCGAATGACTTCGTCTGAAATAAGGCGTTCCTTTTTCTGGAAAGAAGTGTTGGAAATGCCAAGATAAGTGAGGGCTTCATTCCAAATCTGCGTTTTCAGCTCATAGAGCTGGGACGCAACATAGGGCGCGCCTGTCTGCAATGCCTTAACGCCAGCGGTATTCAGATTGCGGGAACCGAAGATAAACGGCTCATTGCCTTCATATTGCTTATACAGGTTGAGCATAGTGAGCCGTTCCTGTTCATCACAGCAAATGACGATTGGTGTCTTTTGTGCGTTAGCATTAACGTCAATTGCGCGGTCAAGATTCCACAGACGTTTACTGAACATCCGCACGTCAAGCATACTATTTTTATGCAGATAGTTATTCCAAATAATAACAGAATCTTTGTCGGTTAAACTTCGGTTGTAGCCGTTAACCGCATAAGCACGGCGGTTGACAGGAACGCGGTACACATTCAATCCACCGCCCATTGCAACCTGCAACGCCAGTTCACCAAGTGCTTCATCGCGGAAGAACACGGCGGCTCCGTCACTGAATAGCGTAAGTTCAAGGAAACGAACGTCAACAGTGTCAGGCAGATTTTTCCATTCAAACATAGAAATTGCAAGCTCAGTCAGGCGGTTGTAATATTGCATAAAGTTTGCATTATTTATCGCCGCCTGTTCCCAAAATTGTTTCTCTTTAAGCTTCATAAGCTTTCGCCTCCTGCACTGTCATAGTTCCGTCCGCTACCTGTTCAGAGACAGGGCGATTGTCTAAGTTGTACTGGCCGACTTCTGCGCCATTTCGCCAGAACCGAATGCCGCCATTAAAAATAAGTTTAATTTTTTCAGACACACCATTTGCACAGTAACCAGTAAGCTGGCAATTTACAGTTTTAACATAGTTCCAGTGTGGGCGTGAATGCGTGTCTGGTATTTTTACAGTTGCGACCTTATAACCAAACATATCGAAATAGTCGTCTATTTGATCGATAAGTTTAGGGTTGACACGCCTAGCAATGAAATTAAACTGCAATAAACCCGCGCTGTACAACGTGGCAGAAGAACCAACGCCGTATGCCATATTTGGGCGTTGTAATGCCGCCGCTACAGTGCCGACAAGTGCCGCCGCGCTAACCAGTGCGACAGCACCAGCCGCAACAGCACCAGACGTAGCCGCGCCTGCTGAAGCATCCATACTTGCGGCTGTAGCACCAGCCTGCATATATGTTTCGTTGCTAATTGAACCAGCTATCCACGCATTAGCTCTAGCCGTATGCATTGCGTTCGCAGTTGCTTGTAAAGCTCTAGCGTCTGCTGTTGCTTGTAAAGCTCTAACTGTATTTGCGGCTGTTTTGGATGCACCACCGATAAATCCAGAAGTGTTCTGAGCTAGCCATGCCTTAAATGCGTCATTGGTATATGAACACATTGGAAAACCAGTAAGCCCGATTGTTTCATATTCTCCATAACCGTTGTAAGCTGTTGGGTACATAATTAGACCGGGGGAACAGGTGCTATCTCCGCGAATACCAAAAGTGCAGTTGTCGCTGTCGTAAAAATATTCATACTTATACGGTACGCTGTCTCCCGCATTATTGACCACCAGCAGATATGAAAACGGGTACGCTTTTAATTTATTGTTATGAACACTGGCGCCGTTACTTCTTTTAATTGACGTGTCTTTTGGGACAGAATGGTTAATCTGTTGCAAGTTGCCACCGGCAGTAAATAAAAACCTTGGGGCATAGAAAATACTAACGATTCCGTCGCTTTTATTTTTAGCCGCCGCCATAGTCACAAAGTTTTTAGCAGATTGTATACCCTCATCTGTTAAATCAAACATATTATAACATAGGCCAGTAAACAACCCGTTAAATCTTCCTGCTACGCTATCTACAAAGTCAGTGTTAAAGGTGGCCGCCACTATCATCACTAAATCATTAACGCTAATAGGAGAGCCATATTTAGCCGATTCATAGTAGTCTTGAATGTCGATTCCTTCATCGATTAAGTTTTTATAAAGTGTATCGTCTGCAACAGTTTCGCGCTCAACAAGACAGCGTTTAAGCGTAGCGAGGAACCAATATGTCTGGATGACGTCAATCTCATAAATGAACTCAGTAACCGCCTCATTGATATACTTCACACCAGTAACAAAAGCATAATACCAATTATCACTAGCCACATTAGGATTTTTCTTTCCGTCCCACGCAAGGTAATTAACTGTTTCGCTTTCCGTGAAAGCAACCTGCAACCGGATTCTTCCCCTGCTGGGCCTTTGGAATGACTGGTTCGTAAATGTCTTGTAAACCAGTGTATTCATGTAATTTGTTTGCGCAACTACATTTGCAAAGTACAGGCTATTTTCATAGTCAGGCCCACATGGGTAGCGGCGCATAAGCTTAATAGTTGTGTATGGTGTTGCTCCCAAGTTTACCCCCTCCTTAGAAGTAAGGCCCCAGTTTCCCGGGGCCTTGTTTGGTGCTTAGTACAGGCTGTCCTTGAAGAACGTGATAGTGTCTCCAACGTTTGCCGTACTGGAAATGTTGCCCTTGGTATAAGTGCCGCCGGTACTTGCCTTAGTACCGACAGTATAACCAGTGCCGTCAAGGTCAATCGCCGCCACGTAGTTAGTCCCGCTAGGCATAATGACCGCACCATAGGGATGAACGGCAATTTTCTTGGTGGTTGCATCCTGCGTCTGGATAAAGCGATAGTTACCAGGCTTGAGGTTAGCCGCGCCAGTGGCAAGAAGGGTAAGAACAACATTGGAGTCGTCAACCGACTTATCAGAAACCTTGAAAGTCAGGTCGTCGGGAAGCACAGTGTCCGCGCCGTCATCGACAAAGACAATAGCGTTGGAGAAGGGGCTGAAAGAGACGGTCTTCCAGACGTTGTAGAAGTAGTTCCAGTACATACCAGAAGCTACGTACTTCTCCGTCATTTTATCCATGTTGTCATAGACCTGGAACCACTCGCCGTCAACAAGGACCGCCTTGACGTTCTTCATCAGGTTAAGTTCTGCCTGGGTGACTTCCTCAATCTGGTCAGAACCAGCCATAATGACTTCGAAGCGATCGTTGTCAAACGTGCTCCAATCGTCAATCAGCTTGAGCTTGCCCATGAAGTCGGCCTTATCCATGTTGAAGGCAGCCGCCAGAACATCAACGTCATATTCTGCGTTGAAGTCAGCATCCATGAAAATATACTGATCCTGCTTAGGCGTTGCAGTTGTAACGCCCGCGCCGTTGTAGTCTTTGGACATGAAGGTAATTTTATTGGAAGCACCACGGAACTTCTTAGCGGCATTCTTCATGTCGGCAGAATCAAAGGCGATAGGCTTCATCTGGCCCTGCGTGATACCCTTAATCATCAGGTACTTGAACAGCAGATACTCGTCATATTCAGCCGCAGTATACACGGCATCGACGATTTTGGCGATAAGGTCCTGAACACCCTGCATGGACAGGAACGCCATGCGAAGGTCTTCGTCCTGAATGGTGATAGGATACTGAACGCGATAGTTCATGGTATGGAACGCAGTTCGAACGTCAGGCATGGAGCGTTTATGCTCCCGGGCATCTGCCTTTTCGACGGAGAACTCACGCGCCTTGGTGATGTTCACGAACACGTCTTCAATGGTTTCACCGAACTCAAGGTAGCCCTTTTTAAGGTCCTTATATGGGTTGTTAAAGACCGCGGACTTTACGCGCGTTGCCGCGATTCTGTTCACCAAGGTATTGATGAACTGGTTGGCGAGGGCAGGATAGCCGTACAGGACTTCACCCACCCGGGGAATATCGCTTTCTTTTGTAATGGCAGGGACCTGATTCTGATATTCAAGGGAAGCGTTGGCCCTAATCGTATTAAGAATGTCAATCGTGGAAGCGTTAAGGGTAGTAACGCTAATTCTTCTAGGCATTTTATTCCTCCTTAAAAAGTGCCTCAAACGTCAGCGGACGCTCGTCATCTGGATCGTCTGCATCGTCATCGGAATCTGAGGCGGCAAAGAATCTGTCTTTATACCTTTGCCGCCATGCGGCGTCATTTTGTTCATATTTAGTTTTCCAATCGGTCCCGCTATTTGCTTCCAGAGAATCAATTGAATCAGAAACGTCTTCAATGATTGCCAGTGCGGAATCGTCCGTAGATTCCCCCACCACCCCGCGAATAGCTTCAAGCAGTTCCGCTTTAGTTTTAACGGCCATTCACCATGTCCTCCTTTTCAAATAAAACCAGATAGGCAATTTTTTTGACTTGCTTGGCTGAGGCCCCGGCGGATTAGTGTTGAAATAATCTGCCCACTTTTTGCACATTGTCAGTCTGTATGCATATGAATTTGCCGCAGACACGTTGTTCGGTTTTTCATACTTCAATTCAAATGCGCCGACAAGCTGTTCAAATGTGTAAGCCTCACCGCTAGAGGATTTACCAGCGATAAATTCGTCAAATGTGATATAATAAAAATCATCAATATTTACGCCAATGTTAGCAAACTGTGTTTTGTAGTAGTTGTACAGCCCAGAGCCCCAGTTGCTACGAACGGTATCAAGGAAATACTGCGTCTGGGCCGCTCCATCGGACGACTTGCCGGGCTGGTCAGAAAAGTTAGGGCCATATCCGATAGAGCCATACTTAGAGGCATTGGTAGAATTGATATACGATTTTGCCGGAGTAAAACCAAACAAGCCGTAACCGTGTTGCATGGGCGCAGAAGAAGACCACTCAACAAATTGGGCGTAGGTCGGTACATTGTCAGCTTCCCAACGCCAAGGGTTGCCGCCACCCTCGCCCATTACGTTGCCTAGCATGGCACAAATACTAGGCGCAGACCATCCCTTATCTTGGCACATTAAGTACATTTCTGTAGCGTTTGACTGCCCTTCTATTGTTGTATAGTTATAACCGCCTTTTGGCTTAGCATACCACGCCATACTTTATACCTCAAAATTAAGAATTAGCCCGCTAACCTTATTCAAATCGATGTTTACGGTTAGAACGGTTTTGTCGGTCGGTTCTTCTTTGCGTTTGTTATCGGCGTTTAAGAGCTTATTCACAATGGCTTGAACCTCAGCATAATTATACCCTGCTTTAGTTAGCCTTTTGCGACGTTCGTCGCCGTCTCCCCACTTGCCGATAATCACTTCACGCGCTACGGTTTCCAGCTTATTCATTTAAACCCCCTTGGTGTCCAGTTTGTCCACAAGCTGTTGCATTACAATGGTGTTATTTTGCAAGGCGTTCGTAAGATTGTTAATTTCAAGTTTGTGACTTTCCTGCTGTTTGTTGATATACCAGAAACAAATCAAACAAACCGCAATAGGAAAGCCAAGAGTTGCGATAATCTGGGTAATACCATTCACGTCCATGCCACATTCACCCCCCCTTCACCCATAACTTATTATACCACAAGGGTTGACTTTTGTCAAGAAATATGATATAATAAACTAAGGGGGAGTGATTGTATTCATGTGTACAAACCAGTATTATGACGGAACAAAGCTCCTCAGTTTGACCGACATAGACGGCAATAAGCCTGAAATTTATATGGTTACTACGAATCGAACAGGTGGTAAAACCACATATTTTGCGCGGCTCTTGACAAAGCGTTTTCTTGCTCATGGTGAGAAATTCGCTATTTTGTACCGCTTCAATTATGAGCTTGATGATTGCGCGGACAAATTTTTTAAGGACGTTGGTTCTCTATTCTTTGCCGGAATGACTATGGAATCAAAGCGCAAAGCTAGAGGGATTTACCACGAACTTTTCTTGGATGAGAAGCCGTGCGGATATGCTATTTCGCTTAATAGTGCGGACCAGCTCAAGAAATATGCGCACTTATTCAGCGATGTTCAGCGTATGTTCTTTGATGAATTTCAAAGCGAAACTGACCACTATTGCAATGATGAAATACGTAAATTTCTGAGCATTCACACTAGTATTGCTAGAGGTCAGGGAAAACAAACTAGGTATGTGCCTGTATATATGTGCGCAAACCCTGTGTCAATTGTTAATCCTTATTATGTAGAAATGGGAATAAGCGCAAGGCTCAAGTCAGACACTAAGTTCCTGCGTGGTCATGGCTTTGTGCTTGAACAGGGTTATAATGAAAGTGCATCAGAAGCGTTAAAAGCAAGCGGTTTCAGCAAAGCCTTTGCCAGCAATTCTTATGTCGCCTATTCAGCAGAAAGTGCTTATTTAAATGATAACGTAGCGTTCATTGAAACGCCACAAGGCAACTCAAGATACCTAGGGACACTTAGGTATATGGGCACAGATTATGCTTTAAGGGAATACCCAAATCAGGGTATTATTTACTGCGACAGGCGCGTAGATTCCACCTATCCTTATAGACTAACTGTGACTACAGAGGACCATCAAATTAACTATGTTATGCTTAATAAGTTTGATGATTTTGTATCTAATATGCGCTACTATTTCAAAAATGGTTGCTTCCGATTTAAGGATATGCAATGCAAAGAGGCCGTAATTAGTGCCTTATCTTTCTAGCTATCTACCGGAGCTAATTTCACTGATGACAGCGGATAGCACGGATGGAATATGCCGCCGTATGTCATTATCGGCAATAGCTGGCCGCCTTGAAACCCCTCCGGCTAAAGATAGACATAACCCCCTCACCGTTTTGGTGGGGGGTTATCTCATTTCAAAGGTTGTCGGCACAAGCAGGACGCCACCGGGTATACGCTTTGGAAGAAGTTTGCCCGGAACGCGAAGTCCTATTTTAAAGTCTTCTATTGTTCGTTTTGTTGCTAAAAAATCTGCTTCATCTGGATTGGAAGCCGTGTGCCCTCCTTCCATAGACTGCACAAAAAGGTCTTTACAGCTTTGCGGCATACCAGCGCACTTTAAATTGTAGTACGGTTCACAGTCTTCAAGGTCTTCCTTAACGACGTGTTCAATGTAGGTTTTCTGGCGCACAAAATAACCAACGTCCCAACAGCTTTCTAACTTCCAACAACAAAAATCTTTGTCGTGCACCTTAATCCCTTTAATATCCTCTGGCGCTAAATCGCAATGAATACTGTCCGTGTCAGCATATATAAACCCGGGAGAATCAACGCCGTGATAGTTCTTTTGGGCCGCTCGGATAGTAAAGTTTCTGGCATAGCTTGTAATGGCAGAACCCACGGCAATATAACCCGGCTTTTTGTCGTGGGCTGAAACCGTAATAAAACCTAATGAGTGGTCGTGTTTCGTGTAGGCCACTTTAAAACTTGAATCCGTGCTACTTGCTAATTTGCCGTATAGATTATTTAGGAACAACTTTGCTAGTTCGCGTTTAGCTCCCTTTGAAAGAAGTTTAATCTGCTTATATTTCTCTATGTATTCGTCAAAAACTCCTAGCGTTGTGGTAAACCAACAACCGTCAAGCACTTCTAAATCTACCAGATTATAGTGCTCATTCAACAGATACCAGTCTGTGCAAGTCAGCGTCATTTCCACAATAGCAGGTCTTTCTTCACCGTAAAAATCAAGGTACGAACGATAATACTTCCCTGTTTTGGGGTCGTAGATATCGGACGTGGTTAGCATTTCAGTAGCACTATAGTTGAACGAATGCTTTAGTTGTATAAAAGGTAGCTTGCAATCCTTTATATAAAATCTAGTACGTATACGCACAAAAAAGAAGTGCGAGTTTGCATAGGCTAACTCCGGTATTGGACCTTTCCAAAAATGCGGCTGATGAATCGGATAAACGTTACCAGAATCAGAACTCATCATGCTAGGGTACAAGGAATTAACATCGGCAGTAGTCCCACCACGCTTTATTTTATTTTCCTTGCCCTTGACCAAGTAGCACCAGCCGCCACGATATGATTTTCGGATATATTCACCAGCATTTTCCGCTCCAAACGATTCATCTAGTGGAAAGTCGTATAGATTAGGGAACAGCTCATCATATGTTTCAGCTTTTAGGCTTTTTTTGAATTCATCTAGGCAACAGCTACCAATTGTCAACTTGGTATGCCCTTCGCTGAACATAATTTCAAGTGCTTCCTTAACAACTAGAACGTCGTTGGCGATATATTCTCTTTCTTCTGGTGTGATGATACAGCCGGGATATCTAAGTCCCTCATACTCCATGTCTAGCTTTTGGTGCTTTGTTCTAAAGGACTGACCAATTCGCTTTACAGAAAATGGTAGTAGCTTTAAGCTGTCGCGGAACTCAATGAACTTGCGACCAACTTTTACAACAATGCTATACCATTGTCCCATGTCGCTAATACTATATCGGACGGTGTTCGGCTCCATATCCCATTTTGAACGCCATACGATAGTCTCCGGATTTTTCCCGTCCCAATCGTAAGCCTGTTTTATATTTAAAACGTTGATGAGATAATCTAGCCAGAAAGCCCCGTCAAATTTTAGGTTGTGGTAGTAGACAATTAAATCAGCCTTTAAGCTCTTGAAGTATTCCCATTGTTGTTCAATGCTTCCGTCGATTCTAACATCTTCACTCCCTAATTCGACGGAAGCCGCCGCCCAAACTTGCGTGTCTGTCTGTCCTGCGTAAACGGTTGTCTCGAAGTCTGCTACAAGATATTTATACCTCCGCTTGGCCATAACCCTGCATCTCCCCATACGCCGTTATTTCTTTATTTTCGTCCAGCGATAGGGGAGCGCCCTTGATGATACGTTGGAAGTCATGTAGTGCGGCATTTACGACCTGATTGTCTTTATACATTTGAACAACATACATTGCCTGATTTATTTCGACGGCGTGTTCTTCAAGTCTTGCGGCTACAACGTCACGACCTTCTTCATCTATTTGGTTCCACAGCATTTCCATAAGTGCATCATTATGAATGTTTGCTACGGCTTTGCGAGATGGGGACCACTTATCCAGCGGAGTGAACTGGCGAATATCATGTTGGACCTGTTCCAGCACCAAATCTGCTTGGGATGGAAGATATGCCTGATTTTCTGGCTCTACCCACGTTCCAGCTTTCTTGGCAATGCCTTTTTCGGCGGCACGTCTGCGCTCTAGCTTGCGGCCCTCTTGGCCTGATAAAATTTCGCCTGTCTGCTCATCCAGATACAAAGCGCGTTTATATAGCCGTTCAGGCGTCCAGCCTTTGAGGCGCATAACATCACGCTTGGTTGGCTTTTTACCCTCTGGCAAAAATACGTCTGGATAGTCAAACTGGAAGCCACGTTTGCTTGCATTGGTTACGAAATTATATATGCGACGTTGTTCGTGTTTAAAGGCTTTTTCAAGGTCGGTTTTCTTTTTCTTCACCATGAGAACCCCCCTTTTGATTTGCGCTCAAATATTTCCGCCTCAATGTTATTTTTAACCGTCAGTAATGCGTTACAATCAGCAGATATAGAGCAATATTTACACACCGCATTAACAGTTGAAGATTTAGAACGTGCATCATTTGGGCAATGTAAGTTAATAAAAGCGTCGTCGGCATATTTATACATATTTTCTAATTCAAACAAAGAGAAGCCGCTATAATCACTACTCGAGAACCAACTTTTAATCGTTGAGATTGTGTTTTTAATCATCGAAAACCACGCTCCCCGAATTTACGCTCAAATATTTCCATATAAATATTGGTTTTAACACGACATAATGCCTTGCAGTCATCAGATATGCCGCAATCTTTACACGCTACACCACCCGGGCAATCTAGCAATCTATAAGCGGTGTCGGCGTATTTATACATTAGTTCTAATTTGTCCGTGGAAAAACTGCTATAATCACTCATACGTTAAAACCTCTGATCCGTCTTTCACCAATTTCGTCTAAAACTTCTCGTTTAAAAATGCTGAGACTATTGCAAAAATCACTATAACGACAACCGCTGTCGCCGCCGTAGTTCGAATATCCAGAACACTGGTCACACCGTAAATTGTGAAGAACTTGACAAAGCGAAAGGTACAGCGTATAAAGCTCTGAATCCGAATAACTGGAAAACATTGCATTAACCTCCCTTAAAGTTGGGCGGAGCCTTAGCCCCGCCCTTTGCCGTTTACACCAACGAACAAGTGATGAAATACTTGCCAGAATAGTTACGGGATTCAGCACGATACACGTCAACCACAACGTCTTCACCGTCGTCCTTGCAGGCTTCCCAAATATCCTGCAAGGTGCTGATAAAGGTGGTAGAACCCGTGGTAAATTTCTCGCCTTCCTTGTTGACAATGACGCACTTGTTGTATTCCTTGGATTCACTCTTTTCATTTTCGACATGGAGCACAGCCCAATAGTCAATGTTCAGAGTGAAATCACCACCAGCAAGCAGTTCGTCAATCTTGGTTGCGTTGGTGAAGTCAGCAAGCTTGAGAATTTCGCGCTTTGTGAAGTCGCGGGAAGCAGAAAGAAGTTCAGTCTTGATAGCCATATTTTAACCCTCCTTCGCAGTCTTCTCTACCTTGGTAGCAAGCTCCAAGAATTTCTGCTCATTCAGCGCGTAAAGGTCTTCGCGGACGCGCATTCCAAGAGCCTTGAGGAACTTGCGGTCTTCGTTGTCGTAGACTTCGGCAATGACAACATTCGGCTTCTTTTCCTTGGACAGGTCGCCGCTAACCACGATGGTGCTGTTATACGGCTCAGCGGTGTTTAGGTCGATTGCAAAAATATCAACCTCCGTGGTGGTGATGGTGCGAGTGATGATACGCTTTTTCATTGTTTTTGCTCCTTTACAGCATAAATTTTTTCCGGGTGGCCGGGAGTTGAACCCGACTAAGGCGGTTCACCCGATATCGGGAGCATTAAAGCTCCCGCTGTCGAAGCATTTCCTTTGTCCATACGCGCAATCGCGTTACTGCCATACAGATTCTACGGATTTTACAAATTCGGCATTTGCCGCAACATGAATAGCTTGCTAAAGCACTAGCGGCGAAAGAGTTAATTTCTCTTAGAGTTTCTACGTCTAACGCTTCAGCTTCTTCCTTGGTGAATATCGTCTCTACCATTTAAAAATCGACCTCGCCAAAGATACAGCTAGCTTCAATTAGAGGAAGTGCGTTTTCAATGATGAGAATATCCACATAATCTGGACTTTGATTAACGTTGCTCGCTTCAAGGACATTTCTAACAGCTTGGACAAACTGCTGTATAAAGAGTTTATCTAACATGGTTAATCACTCTCCTCTCTAGCCAAGTAACCGTCAATAAAGGTTATTGCGTTTTCAATGTCTCTACAGGCGGTTTTGCAGGCGCAATGATAATCCCCGCAAAGGACGCAGTCGCTTGTCTGAATTTTTGATTGCGCGAATTTTATGGCATTGCGTAATATGCGGGCCTCTATTACGTCGCCCTTTACGCCGGGCCGAAGATACAACTTAATCATGGACCAAAACTCCTTTCGTTAAATTAACGTGCGTTTCATACGTCGGTGTAATGTAAATGCCGTGCATTTCCTTATTAGACCAGTAGTAAATGGCGGCTGTGAATACCATGGTGTCAGCCGTGCATACTGTAGCCATACCACCAAGAGATTCCGCACGGTTTTTAATCTCATCCCATATAGCACGCTTAGCGGTACTAGGATTCTTGTATGCTTGCAATAGGTCCTTTGTATCTCCGAAGTGGAAATACAGCCTTGCAAGCGCGTTCTTTTCATACTGTTTCATGACAAATTGCTCCTTGTAATTGGTAGTAGCCTTTTCAGGCCCCGACGGCCCGTAGGCCGTTTCGTCTTAATTTTCAAAGACTCATCAGGGGGCTTAAATATCGTCCGTTTCGCCGATTCTAAGACGGCTCATCTGTTTAAACAACAGGTCTAGAACGTCGTTGTTGTCGTGAAGAAGCTCCATCGACAGGCCCTCGCCAGCTTCGAAAATTTCGGTTCGATAGATGAAGTGCGGGCGAACGTGCCGGACGGCTTCGCAATTGGTGACGCTGAGCATTCTTGTAAAGCCGTTGAACTCAATGACTTTTTCAAGCCTCAGCAGTTCGGTGAATGACTGCACACCGACGGAAAACTCGCGGCCATTCCATGTGTCGATATCTACTTTATACATTGTGGTTTGCTCCTTGTAATTGGTAGTAGCCTTTCGGCCCCGACGGCCCGTAGGCCGTTTCGTATCAATTCTCAGATACTCGTCAGGGGGTCTTAGCCTAAGCGCTGAAGCTCATAGTCACCCAAGTCAATTTCGCCATTCATAAAATTAACAACAACTTTGTTTGACACGAACAGGTGCTCCACCTTTCCAACTTTGAATAGGACATAGCCCCCATCACCAGAGGATTCTAGCAACACAATGTCGTGCGCAGATGGGGCAAACCCATACCAGCATTTACAAGCGTAGTTGCAAATAATTTTAATTACAGTTCTGTCGTAGTTCATGTTTAACGCTCCTTAATTTGTTTTTTGTTGTTTCTCTTAATTTCTGTCTTTATTATACCATGTTTTGTCCGGTTTGTCAAGCACTTTTTTCTTTTTTCTTGAAATTATTTTTGTTTTTTCTTCGGGTCACTTCCTTTTCTTTATGGTCCTATTATAGCATGAATGGCCGGACTTGTCAAGCTATTTCTGAGATAGTTTTGCACAAAAAATAACAAACTTTTTTGGGGGAAATGACGAGGGGGGTGCTTGCAAACCTAATTC